GGCGGCGGATGGGTTTGGCAATGCTATTACTAGCGCTACATGGACGCTTACTTATTATTTGCGGACTAATACAGCAAGTGAAGGCGCAACGGTTGTTGGCACAGCTTATGGGACCGGCTGGGAGTTTACGATTGCGGCTGGCACCAGCGCTGCTTTTGATGCTGGGCAATGGTATTGGCAGGCGATTGCGACTTATAGCACTGAAAAGCTGACGCTAGGTGCTGGCCAGCTTGAGGTATTGCAAGCTCTGAGCTATACCGGCGCACCAGGCGCTATTGATGGCCGCACGCAGTTACAAGAAGATTTAGACGCAGTAAAGGCTGCAATCAGAGCAATTGTATCTGGCGGTGCAGTGCAGCAGTATAGTATTGCAGGGCGTAGCCTTAGTAAGTATTCGCTATCTGACTTAATGCAACTTGAAGCAAAATTAAAAGCTGAGGTTAAACGCGAGCAGGCGGCGGAATTGATTGCTAATGGCCTTGGCAATCCCCATAATTTATTTGTGAGGTTTTAGATGGGCTTACGCACGCAGCTATTTAAGGCAATGGGATTTGCGCCAATCAAAGGGCGGCAACGTGCATATCAAGGCGCAAGGATAAACCGGTTGACGGCTGACTGGATAACAAGTGCCACCAGCGCCGATAGTGAGATTAAGTCTAGCTTTAAGGCATTGCGTAACCGTGCGCGGCAATTGTGCCGTGATAATGACTATGCACGGCAGGCATTGCGTGCTATTCAGAATAATGTGATTGGACATGGCATACGGCATCAAGGGCAGGTACGGATGCAACGCGGCGGCAAATTAGATGAAGCAATTAATGGGCAAATCCATGAAGCATGGGAAAGATGGGGTAACAAAAACCGTTGTGATGTAAGCGGCATTTTAGGTTTTCATGATATTGAACGGTTATTAGCGCGGAGTTTAGCTGAAAGCGGCGAAGTATTTGTGCGTATGATACGTAAACCATTTGGCGATAGTCGGGTTCCATTTGCATTGCAGGTGCTGGAAGCTGATTATTTGATTGATGATGATATACCCCAGGCCGCAACTGGTAACACAGTGCGGATGGGAATTGAAATTGATAGTTATTTAAGGCCACAAGCTTATCATTTTTATGCTAATCATCCCGGTGATACATATGCTGGTAATCCACGGACTAACGGCAAGAAGTTACGTGTGCCAGCAAATGAAGTAATACATTTGTTTTTACCAGAAAGGCCAGGCCAGACGCGTGGTGTTACATGGTTTGCATCGGCATTAATGCGTTTGCATATGTTGCAAGGGTATGAGGAGGCTGAGGTTGTACGTGCACGCGCTAGCAGCGCCCTGATGGGTTTCATCCAATCACCTGAAGGCGAGTTGGTAGGTGATGAAATTTATGATAATGAACGCGTTAGCGAGTTTACTCCAGGTGTATTTAAGTATTTAGCACCGGGCGAATCAGTAACGGTGCCAGATCTTAATTCGCCTGATGGTCAGCTTGAACCATTTACGCGTAGCATGTTGCGTGCGGTAGCGGCTGGCATCGGCGTTAGCTTTGAAAGCATCAGCAAGAATTTCTCAGAAAGTAATTACAGCAGCAGCAGGCTAAGCCTGCTAGAGGAGCGCGACACGTACCGTGTACTGCAACGTTATATGATAGAAAATTTTCATCAACAGGTATTTGATAACTGGCTTGAGATGGCAGTGTTAAGCGGTGAGCTGCGGCTGCCGGGCTATGAGCTAAATCCAGACCGTTACCGCGCTAGTAAATGGGTGCCACGTACATGGGAATGGGTGGACCCACAAAAAGAAGTTGATGCTTATAAAACAGCAGTGCGATGTGGGTTCAAGACGTTAGCGCAGGTGATTACAGAGCAAGGCGGCGATCTTGATGCAGTATTGCTAGGCCGTCAGGCTGAGCTAGCGATGCTAGATGAGATGAATATTGTTACTGACACCGACCCAAGTGAAGTAAATGCAGGTGGCGGTGCGCAGTCTGCAATGCAACCATTTGAAGAAACGGAGCTGCCAGCAGTGGAGTTGGAAGATGAAAGCGATGATTAAAGCAGTTACAATAGAGGCATCATTGAATAAAAGCGTAATGGACCAAAAGCGCCCATACCCAAACGAGCACGCAGCACGGCTAACAGATCCAGAGCAGTATGACGATTTTGCGCGTGAAGATGACGCAGGCGGGCCGGGCATTGATTTTATCTATGGCATTAAAGGTGATACAAGCGAACTGCAAGCAATACGGTTTGACCTAGAGCAATTTACAGTAGATGAAGCGCTTAACTGGTTAATTGAGCATGAGTATGACCCGATTGAATTTGAAGAAGCAACAGGTCGCAGCATGACAGGTAAATTCCACCGCGCTGAGATGACAGCATTTAGTGAGGTAGAAGACCGCACTTATGAATTTCCGTTTAGTTCTGAACATCCAGTTGCTAGATATTTTGGTAATGAAGTATTAAGCCATGATGTTAGTGCTGCTGACCTTAGCCGATTAAACGATGGCGCACCATTGCTATTTAATCATGATGTAGATCGTGTTATTGGTGTAGTAGAAGCAGCAAGGATTGATGATAAAGCAAGGCGCGGTTATGCACGTGTTCGGTTTAGCAAGAATGAATTTGCGCAAGAGATTTTAGCTGATGTGAAGGATGGCATTCTTAGGAATGTATCCTTCGGCTATTCCATTGATAAGATGGAAGAGCGCGGCGGTGGTGACTATGTTGCCACTGCATGGAGTCCGTATGAAATCTCAATGGTTTCTATACCGGCTGACAAAACAGTAGGGATTGGAAGATCCTTGCTATTGACTAACCCCGCTGCTCCGGCAGCACCAACCCCAGAACCCCTTCCTAACATGGAATCCGCCACTCCAGATCTGGCCGTGGTGCGGGCCGAAGCCGTTGAGGCCGAACGCTCACGCATCTCCAGTATCAATTCTCTATGCACTAAGCATGGGATGGCCGACCTCGGCCAACAGCTAATCGAATCTTGTTGTTCAATCGACGAGGCACGTGCTGCTGTTCTAGACAAAATAAACACCTATCAGGAGCCTGTGACTATGAGCGTTGCCGACATCGGCATGAGCGAAAAGGAAAGCCGCAGCTTTTCGTTTTTGCGTGCCATCAACTATTTAGCAAATCCAACCGACCGCGCTGCGCGTGAATCGGCTGCATTTGAGATTGAAGCATCTGATGCTGCGGCTGCCAAATTGGGCCGCCAATCACGTGGTATCACAATTCCCCAGGATGTGTTGCGCCGTGATTTATCTGTAGGCACTGCATCCGCTGGCGGCAACTTAGTTGCTACTGATTTGGATGCTGGCAGCTTTATCGACTTGCTGCGTAACGCATCTGCATTGGATCAAGCAGGCGCCACTGTGCTGACCGGTTTGGTTGGTAACGTTGCAATTCCTCGCCAATCTGGCGCTGCTACTGCTTATTGGGTAGCTGAGTCTGGCGCACCTACTGAAAGCCAGCAAACGGTTGATCAAGTAAGCCTGACACCACGCACCGTTGCCGCCTTTACTGATTACAGCCGCCGCCTGATGCTGCAATCCAGCATCGACGTTGAGAACATGGTACGCAATGATCTTGCTCGTGTATTGGCACTCAAGATTGACGTTGCTGGCCTTTATGGCACCGGCAATAGCAGCGAGCCACTAGGCCTCAAGCTAACAACTGGCGTTGGCACTGAGGATTTTGCTGCTGACACCCCTACATTTGCTGAAGTGGTAGCACTAGAAAGCGATGTAGCAGGCGCTAATGCATTGACCGGCAGCCCTGTGTATTTGATGAATGCTGCTATGCGCGGCGCTCTGAAGACTAAGGCCAAGGACACTGGTTCAGGTTTGTTTGTAATGGAAGGCGATTTAGTTAACGGCTATCGCGGCATCTTGTCTAACCAAGTCGCATCTAATGATTTGTGGTTTGGCAATTTTGCCGACTTGATCATTGGTTACTTCTCTGGCTTGGATTTGATGGTTGACCCTTACACACATAGCACCTCTGGTACTGTCCGTGTTGTAGCGATGCAAGATTGTGACATTGCTGTTCGTCACCCTGAATCATTCAGCCGTGGCAACAACACCCTCTGATTATGTTTATTAAGGTCTTACGGCAAACAATGTTGGCAGGCCAGGTTGTTCGTGTTGGGGATGTTGTTGAAGCATCCCTGACCGACGCCAAACTTCTGATTGGCATTGGTAAAGCTATTGTATCTGACCCTATTCCGCCCATTTGCTCTATCCCATCCACTCCCAAACGGAAACCTAAACCATGACTATTCACAATCTTGGCACCAAGACTACGATCTTGGGCCTCCTGCGCAACGATGTAGTAGCTGCTACCGCCACTGGTTCAGCAATTGATTTGCTGGGCTATGAAGGCGATATGGCAGTGCTGCTTGATGCTGAAGCTGGCGGCGCTAGCATTACCTACGCGGTAAAGCTAACCGAATCAGATACATCTGGCGGCACCTACACTGATGTAACCGGCGGTGCATTTACCACCACTACCGCTAACACTGCTTCGCTGCAAAAGATTACTGTTAATGTAACCAGCCTAAAGCGATTTGTTAAGGCAACCGCCACTGTTGCAGGTGGTACTGGTGCTGGTGCAGTTGCTGTTATCGGCTTAGCTTCTGCTAAGTACGGCTAATGGCATTAACGGAAGATCTAGGCATCTTCCTGGCAGACTTCGGCGTCAGTTGCACTGCTGGCGCCGTTACTGCTTTGGGTATTCTTGACATGCCAAGCCAAGTGCTTAGTGATGGCATGGTGCTCACTACTGACTACACGTTGACAGCTAAAACATCAGATTTCGGCACTTTAATACGCGGCGATTCTATTACTGTGGATGCTATTGGCTATACAGTAAGAGAAACAATGTTTATGACTGATGGTAAGTTTGTGCAAATTGCGTTGCAAAAAACATGAGCAGTCATTTTAAGACTAATACACGCAATCAATGGTCATCATTGAATCCAATACTGATGGCGGGAGAGCCAGCGGTTGAAGACCATGCAAGAAATGTAAAGGTAGGTGATGGCCTGACAAATTGGAATAAGCTCCCATATTTTGGCTGCCCAGGCTATTGGGCATCGTTTTGGGATTTAACATCACAAACCGCAACAGTAAATACACCGACTACAATTTTATTGCGTAGTGCTGATTTAGACAATAGCGGCATTAGTATTGCGTCAAATACAACAATTACATTTGCCTATGCTGGCGTTTATAGCATTACATTTTCAATACAATTTACGAATAGCGATACTTCAATACATGATATAAATGTATGGTTACGCAGAAATGGTATTAATGTAGTTGCATCTGATAGCAGATTCAGTATTACGTCCAGCCATGGCGGAGTTGATGGCAATGTAATTGGTGCGGTTAATTTTGTGTTAAAGCTAGATGCTGCTGACTATCTTCAGTTAATTTGGGCTACTAGCAATGCTGCTGCTTATATCCATGCTGAGGCAGCGCAAACCAGCCCGTTTGTGCATCCAAGCATTCCCGGTGTTATCTGTACCATAGTGCAAGTTGCATCTGCATAATCATGGCAACCAAACGGGAAACAATTATTGCTGCTGTACGTACAGCACTGACAGGCACCACAGGCGTTAGCACTAGGATTTATCGCAGTAGGGTAGAACCTATTACACGCGGCGAATCACCTGCAATTGTGGTTGAACCGCTTAGTGATACCGCGCAACAGAATACGGCATTGCCGACATTGGATTGGAGTTTAACTGTACGTGTGGCGGTAATTGTACGTGGCGCGATACCAGACCAAGTAGCAGATCCAATTGTTGAAAGCTTACATGCCAAAATTATGGCTGATTTGACGCTTGGGGGTTATGCTATAGATATTCAGCCAATTGCTGTCGATTTTGACATGCAAGAAGCTGACCAACCGGCTGGCGTTATTTCATGCGATTATCTGATTAGGTATCGCACAAGCGTTGCCGACTTATCCACTTAGCGCTTGCTAGAATGATTGATGAATACCAAGGTGTAGGCGGTTCTTACGTCCTAGACCCCATCACCGGCACCCGCAAGCCCAACACCGAGGAACTGAACAATGGTCCTACTAACTCGCAAACGCCTGATTCTGGCGAAGACGGAAGCAACCTACGGGACGGATTCAAGCCCCGCCGGAACTGACGCCATACTGGTTAAGGAGTTAGAAATTACACCAATTGAGGCTGATGTTGTTAGCCGTGATTTGATTCGCCCTTATCTTGGCAATAGCGACCAGTTGCTAGCTAACACCCGCGTT